GGTGCTATCCTAAAAGTACCAACGAAAGGGAAACCAAAATGACAAACATCAAAATCCAAGTCCAGATTACCCAGTGGGATGACGATCAAGTTGTTACCCGTGGCGGATGCTTCGACAGCATGGCAAGCCTAGCTAACCACCTTGAAAATCGGGTCCGACTTGACAACGTTATTTCAATCGAGTTCACGAAAAATTTGGTTATCAACGCCTAGTTTCTAACCGGAAAGCAAAGAACCCCCTAACCAATCGGCTAGGGGGTTCTTTCTTTGCAAACTACTTAGCTTGCTCCACCAACGAAGTGGCGAACGTGCGAAGCGTGAGTCAGGTCACCATCAACGCGCATCGTGAACCGGTAGGTTACGGTGTCCGTGTTGAAAGCATAATCCGAAGAAGATGCAACCTGAAGCCCGCCAGCCATACGTACCTTGTACGAAGGCATGTGACCAAATAGCACTGACTTAGCGTCCAGCGCAACTGCGGCAATATTTGGGTTCTCAATGACATCGAAACCAGCGAACTGGTCAGGCTGTCCAACGCCAACCTGGAACAAGTAGTTCCCGGCTGTGTCCTTGAGTTTCCGCATTGCGCCGATAGCGGCACCAGCAGCCTGGTAAGCGGTTCCGGGCAGACGGCGAACGAGTCCATCAACACCAGCGTAAGCCAGGTCAATAAGTTCGTCAGCGGTAAATGCACCAGCCACACCAGTTCCACCAACAACACCCTCAGATGAAGCGGTCACGATGCCGTTAGGCTTCGAGGATCCGTCACCGGTGGTAAGGGCAGCGTTCACTGCGGTTCCAATTCCGTTACCAGCTTGCTCGGCAAGGTGCGCTTCAATGTTGAAGCCAGCATCCGCAACGAGTTCTGCAGCAACAGGAATGAGCAGACCATACTTGTAAGCACCAAGGGTGATGCTTGCATAGGTAGGCTCAGACTCGTCAAGCGCAGAACCGGCACCCTTGAGGGTAGCAGCGCTGTAAGCCGTGAGAGTTGGGATCGTAAGATCTTCACCAGAGCTAGTGTTGATGACATCGGAAACTTCCAACATCGGTCCAACGAGGCGGGCAACATCGAACACCTGGTCATAGAATGACTTGGGTACGGTGTTGGCGGAAGGTACGAGAGTAGCGCGTTGCTCGAACTCGTGTCCACGAACTTCACCCTGAGCGATGCCGCGAAGGATGTCACCAGCGGTGCGTTCTTCACGTGCTTCGGCGGGAACAAATCCGCGAGATGCTTCAGCAGCATCAGACTTGCGTTCTTCATTGCGGGTTGCAACTCCGATAGCCTCATCGGCACGGCGAATGTCGCTCTCGATGCGGTCAATTTTTTCTAGTTCAGCAGCATCCAAACCACGAACCTCTGATTCAGCAGACTCGATTACATCTCTAATCTGCTCAGTGAGGTTGGCACGGACTTCCTGCTGAGCCTTTACGAACTCAGACATTTTGTCTCCTTATGTGTTTTTTTTAGGTCAGATGGCGATGACGCTCAATCTCTTTGGTCGGCAGAGCAAACTCACGGTTCCGACTTTTCCATTGTATATGAGTGGGTGTCTTGGATTGGCGAATCTTTAGGATACATGGTATCCTAGAGATAACAACGAAAGGGAAACCAAAATGAACACCACCGAACAAATCCAACACCTAGAGCGACAGATCAAGCGGTACTACAAATTTCAAGCTAAGAACTCCGGGACTCAAGTAGGGACCGTAACGAGTTTCTTTATTGACCAGCTTCGGTCAGAGCTTGCAGAACTCAAGAACTAAGGGAGAGAGCGATGAAGTATAACTACAACGATGGCGGCAGAGCAGAAGCCGGTTACAAGGGCAATGCTAACGACTGCGTGGTCAGATCAGTAGCGATAGCCACCGGGCGCGACTACAAGGAAGTGTACAAAGAACTAGCGCGGGTAATGGCTAGCTACGGACACGAACGGTCAGCCAGGAACAATATCCCCACCAAGATAGTCAAGACCTATCTACAGGGACTAGGCTTCGAGTGGATCGCCACGATGGGCAAGGGCACAGGTATCCAGCACCACATGAGGGCAGACGAACTCCCTAGCGGCACCTACATCGTCAGCCTCTCGAAGCACCTAGCAACGGTAATAGACGGGACAGTCCACGACAACCACGACCCTAGGCGCGGTGGAACTCGAGGAGTCTACGGGATCTGGCGGAAAAGATAACCCAACAGAAATGACCCCCGGCTGAATCGCCGGGGGTCATTTTTATTTGTCTAGCGAATCTCCGATGAGTCAATCACGCGCTTCTCTTTGACCTTCTCGACAAGGGGAGCATCGAGTTCAGCAATAGCCCGTGCGATTATTGGTGCTAGTGATTTCAGGCTACCAGAGGTGGGGTCACCCGCAACCTTCAAAATAGTTTCTTCAATCTGCTTTACTGTAGCCATTAGAGTCCCATCAACAATGCTAGTTTCTTCTTCTTGAGCGCCAGCATATCAAAGCCGGAATTATCGGCTTCAATAATTTCGTCTGGACCTAACTCGTCAAGAACCTGGGACAAAAGATTGCGGTCATCAGCCGTAATATCTTCACCCTGCTCAATCTTCAGAATGGCATCAGCGAGAGAGTCGGCATCAACAGAAGCGCGTTCAGCAACCTTATCTAAACCCCGAACGGTAGTAGTGCCAGCCGTAGCCGTATATGCGGGGAAGGCAACAATGCTAACCTCGTGCAACCGGATCTCACGCAGAGTGCGCTCTGACCCGTCAGCGTTCCAATCGTCTCCGCCACGAGGGACAGAGAAACCAAATGACATCGAGTCAATGTCACCGCGCTTCAGAAGCTCCGCAGCATCACGCCCAACAGTCGTATTAGGCAGAGAAGCCTCAACCCGCAAACCTCGAGCATCCTCAGTTAGCTTCAAAGTCCCAGCCCTAGTAGAACCAAGCACAGAGCCAGTATCGTGGTTCCACAAAATCTTTACATCGTTGCGGGACTTCAGCGAGCGAATAAAAGCGCCCGGCGCGATACGCTCCGTAAACGGCAAAGGCTCAGAAGGGCTATCGAACACCGCAGCGTAACCCTCAAAAAACATTCCATCTTGAGTTTCACGGATTTCAAAATCAACAGAATTGACCCGTGTTTCCATCTTGCTCAATGCATCGCCTTTCGCTCTGCCATCATTTTCTTCTTCCAGTCTACCAACTACCCCATCAGCATAATCGAGAACCCGTTGCGCCGCACTCTTAGACGGTCCCGAACCCCACAACAAATGAGCTACAACGCCAGCAGAAGGGTAACCATCGTTATCGGGGTCAGCAGCCGGGGCATCAAGATCTACTAGGTGCCGGGCAATCCAAGCTCGCAAGCGCACCCACTTCTCAGCGGTAACGTTGCCCTGAGCCATCGCACGAGCTTCTCTGACAGTCGCATCCTTTAGACCGTCACCCGCGTAACCCTCCTCATAAAACCTTAGCCCGCGCCGGGCAGCAGCCCGCATATAGGCAGGTGGCTTCAAGTTCACCTCACGCACTTCAACATCTTCAGAATCTTCGCGGGTAGGATCGAACGGCAAAAAAGTTTCGCCCTTATAGGTACCCCCAGGAATAATGTCCTCCCCAAGCGATGCGGCAACCATCTGGTCAATCGCGCTTACCTCGTTGGGGTGGCAACCTAGGAGTTCCCCGTTCTCTCTTACAACAGCCCAGCTCTCGCAGTCCGGGTGTTCGTCAGTAATGAAATAGGGCATCAGTCGTTATTCTGTATTTGTAGAACGTGAACTACCGGTGCGCCTTGTGTGGAATAAGCGTAAAGCTCGTCACCAGGGCGCAAAGTTAGTTGCAAAGTTTCGCCATTATGAATATGCAAACCAGTTGTACCCGTCACCGCGCTATCGCCTATAAAAGTTGTAGTGCTAGATGAATGGTCAGCCTCGTGGACAATTACTTGCTGTGGCATATTGTCGGCTGAAGCAATCTTGACACGAGTGTCCTGCGCGATTGTGTATTGTGCGTTAGTTAGCGGCATCACTCCACCTCATAAGCTGACTCCGGGTTCTCCGGGTCAATCTGGCTAATCGGTTGCAACTGGGCAGAAGGCAAACCGGTGTGCGGCATAGCAGGCAAGTCTAGAGCCTCCAACGCACTAGCGGGATCGAAACCGGACAGGACAAGCGCCTGAACCATCATCACTCTTTCCCTCTGCGCCTTCAAACCAGACTCATCAAGGTTTACGTTCGCAAGGGGCACCCGAACGATATCCGCAGAAGGCTCAGTCATCGGGGTAAGCTCCTCGAGCCTCCGCACATCGTTGATAGTCAAAAAGCCGGACTGAAGCCCCGTGCTGTACGCGCTCATCCTCGACTGAATATCGGCACGAAGCAAACCATCAAGGTTGAACTTTATATACGCACCATCACCGCTAGGGAACCTAGACAGTAGGGGCGAAATAGCACCCTCGATTTTTTGAATAATGGGGCGCAACCCGTGAGTGACCCAAGCAAGGTTAGTCTGCTCAACCGAAGCATAGGAGTTAGTGCCTGGCAAAGCTAACAGGTGCGGGGGAACATTAAAAGCGCGGGCAACATCCTCTACAGCCATATGCCGGGCATCGAGCGCCTGCGACTGTTGAGGGTCAATCTGTGTAGCCCTAAAAGTAGCGCCACCGCTAAGCACACCAGTTTTGTGACCGCGCCTCCAACCCTTATGGCGGTTGTCAAATCCTTGAGCGAGATCTGAAGCTTGCTCGGCGGTAAGGTTGCCGGGGAACTCAATGACCCCGCCAAGGTTGGTGCCTTGCCCGAAAAAGGTGGCTGCGAATTTTTCAAGCGCAAGCGCCAGACCAAAATTTTCTTTTAGAGCTTTGACACGAGAAACCCCGCGCACATCCCCAGGGCGAACCACGTCAGGGATATGAACTACCTCATCGGCAGAAAGAACCTTATCCTCCCCCTCGATAACAAACTGTAACCGCCCTAAACCATTACGCTGAATCTGAACTGACATCGGGTTCAGAACGATAAGGTTCACGACCTCACCCCGCGCGTTAGAGAACACCCGCACAAAAGCGTTGCCATCTAAAAGCATCGAAGTAATTACGGCAGAATAAAAAGCCTCACGAGTGCTGTCAATATCCGGCTTGTCTACCCAAGAAGGTTTCGGGCGTAACGGTACACGAGTTTCACCTTCACGATAATACGCATCAACAGGAAGGGTCGAGATCGTGTCAGAAATGAGCGACACCGCAGCAAATACCGCATTGACCTGAAACACGGTTTCGTTATTCAGAGTAACCCCGGACAGGGTTCCCAAAGCAATATCGTCACCCGAAGCAAACAAACTCTGGTAGCTGACAGCCCTTTGCTCAAACAACCGATTGAATACCATTTATCTAACGCCCTACGCTCAAACCAATAAGCAGAAGAAACCCTCCCGCAACGACAATCCCAATCGGGACAGAAATCAAAATCACGCCAGCGGTAATCGCGCCAGCACCAAGCAACTGCAATGTCGTGGACATATTCACCTAACTAAAGAATTGTGGAACGACAGTTTCCATTCTACCTGCGGTTGCCCTATCTACTGCCAGGACTGCCGCCACCGCCGCATCTATTTTCCTCGGACTGTTCCGCTTCTCCTTTACGATACGGGGACCAAGGTTGTCAATCTTAGTCACAGCGTTCTCCAAGTGGCGAGCTAGGACCGGGTTGCCGTCATGCACAAACCGCTTCTCGACAACACCATCATAAAAGGTAGCGCAAGCCGGGACCATACGCCGGGCAGAAGTTGAAGGCCATTCAACCACCGGCAAACCACGGTCCTCGAGTACCTGCATCGAACGTTGCCACCGGAAAGGGTCACAAGCGATCTCTCGGACATTCGAGTGATTAGCGCAAAATTGGATAATCGTGTTCTCGACATCAGCGACATCTACGCGCCAGTTGTCATCATCCTCCGTCAAATCCTTCTCCCAAGCCTTCACAAGAAAAATCCGAATCTTCTCATCCTCATCTTTCGGAATAGTAGCCCCAACGATCACAGAAGCATCGCCAGAAAAAGAACCGTCAAAGCCAAGGATGATTTCATCATCTTGGCTAATTTCGAACTCCCCCGCGCACTCATCCCACGCGCCTGAAGGTAGCCAGGCTGTAGCGGAACTA